CTTGGTTAATGCAAGCGGGTTGCGTTAAGCGTTAAGGGGCCATCCACAATCCCCCGCAAGCCTCAGAGGTGTCCCCTCTGGGGCTTTTTCGCGTCTTGATGTGTCCCGATTCTGCACCGTAACGCTGCAACCATGTCTGATTCTTGACGCAATACAACGATGCCACATGGATACATGCCACGTTCAGCCGAGCCGAGCGGCAGCAAAGCAGGTTTGCAAATTACAAAAGGGGGGGAGGGGGTCGAGGGGTCAGTCCGAGCGGAAGCCGAAACGCATCCCCCCGCATAGATTTTTTTTGCCAAATGGCCCCCATTGCTTGTGGGATGTATCCAGCCTCCGCTGGAAACATGGTTGCGTTGCTGCGTGGCACTAGGCTAGTGTGCGCTCTGCATATGAGCACATACATCAATAGGAAAATGGCAATAGCGCAGTATGGTGTGGATCCCAGGCAGCATGAATGGGAAGCGCAGCATGTTCAAGAGCGTCCTAAAGGGACTGGCAAGGAGAAGTGGTATTGGCAGGATGCAGTGGCGAAGTTAGCGTTTAAGGAGGAGCCTGCGGAGGGCGAAGGGGATATAGTGGCAGTGGTGCCTGACTTGCCGAAGTTGACATTGCCTTGCAATAAGGAGGAGGTGCTGCACAGCGTGGTTGTGGCAAAGAGGGCAATGAACTTCCGGTTTGTGATTGGGACAAAGGGAGAGGTTGTGCGGGTGCAGGACAATAAGCGGGTGAAGATTGGGATGCGGTTAGCGGTGAGAGAGGATTTGGTGACCCCAGGGCAATATGTGACCAAGGAGGCTGTGCGATGAACGCAGCAGGGGATATGGCTGAGAAGCTGGGGTTGAAGACCAAGCAAGGGCGGGAACTGCTGTATGCTGCTGTGGAGTTAGTGCAGTTGATGGATCGGAAGCAGTTGGATTACGGGCCAAGGAACATCGATGAGTTCGGGATCTTGGGGGTAGTGGTAAGGATGAATGACAAGATGGAGCGGATAAAGAATCTGCTGCGAAAGGATAAGCAAGCCTCTTGTGAGGCTTATGTCGATTCGTTCAAGGATATGGCAGGATACGCCCTTATCGGTGTGCTTTTGGAGGAGAAGAAGTGGGGGTAAGAGAAGTGTTCGATTTGGACATAGCTATCTCCATTGCCTGTGCATTGTGCGTAGCTTGTTTTCTATTGCGTAGCAGGTGAGCAGCGAAGTCGGGTCTTGCGGCAGCAAGAACAGACGAAGCAACGAAGCAAGCAAGTAACCATGGAATACAAGGAGAGCGCGGAACTTCGGGGTCGCGCCTTCGCACGCACCCCTGCGCGTACTGCGGCTTATGCCTGCGGGGCATTCGCCCCTTCGAGCATAACCCTTGTACTTGCTAGTGTTGCCATTCTTTCTTTGTCCTTCTGCGGTAGCAGATTACATCCAGAACCAGAGTGGGAGATGAGAGAGCAGAATAAGCCCCTTCCCATAAAGAAGGAGCTTTTAATGCTTGATAGACAGATACATCCGTCACCGTCGCGGTTTGAATCGCTTCGCATTTTTGCCGTGGCACGAGCAGAGGTTTACCCATCAATGTACTCTAGTCTACTCTAGCGGACTCCACGGAAAGCAGTGCATTTGAGGCACTTCTATTAAGAGCGCGAGGCAAACTCGCTCTCCTCTCCTTCACTGGTATGACGATTTCACTCGTAGCATGACAGTTACGCTGTCTCTATTTGAGACACCACAAACATACGAACATATGGACAAAGAGCAAGAGAAAAAGTTCATGGAGCAGATTCTGAAGTTTAAGCAGGAACCGCATCCTCTCATTCCGATGGTGAGCCAAGATCAACGGCTCAAGATGGTGGACAACGTGGGGATTGCAAAGACCCTGGAGCTTCTTGAGATTCGCGAGAACAGGATTAAGGCAGAGCACACCGATCCCATTCGATATGGGACAGAGTTTGATTCGTGGAAGGATTCGGACAAGCTTATGGGTGAGTTCAACGAAATGGTCATCCTGGGAGGAAACAGGGCAGGCAAGACCGAGAACAGGATTAAGGCAGAGCACACCGATCCCATTCGATACGGGACAGAGTTTGATTCGTGGAAAGATTCAGACAAGCTTATGGGTGAGTTCAACGAAATGGTCATCCTGGGAGGAAACAGGGCAGGCAAGACCGAGTATGCAGCCAAGAGAGCAGCGCAGATGTTCGTTGGAGCAGATGTGGGCGGAATGCCGGACTGGGTCAAAGAGCGGGTAGAGCGCAGAGGCATCAGGATATGGATGCTCCACACTAGCCACTTCACAAGCGTGTCAGCGCAGCAGAACGTCTTTTACAAGTACCTGCCCATTGAACTCAAGACACTCAGAAAGAGCGTTCACACGCAGATCAACTACAGCCAGAAGAACGGCTTTACGGACAACACGGCAGTGTACATGGGAAACCAGGTGTGGTTCATGAACTACTTCCAGGACATCAAGGTCATTGAAGGGGGTGAGGTGGACTTCATCTGGTGCGATGAATTGGTGCCGCAGGATTGGCTGGAGACCTTGAGATACCGTCTTGTCACAAGGAACGGCAAGATGCTCATCACGTTCACGCCGCTGGATGGCTATACGAGTGTGGTCAAGGAGTACATCAACTCTTCCAAGATTACGCATTGGAAACCTTCCGAACTGCTCCCGAACAACAATGTGATTGGAGTGCCAAACGGGCACATGCCATACATGGCAAGAAACGTGTTCGGCAAGCACGCCTGCATTTGGTACCACTCCAAGGACAACCCGTACAATCCTTGGCACCGGATGAAGGAGACCCTTCGCGGCAAGACGACCAACGAGATTAAGATCCGCGCATACGGCTGGGCGGAAGCAACAGCAGGAAGCCAGTTCCCATTGTTCAACGACCACAACGTGTTCAGTAAAGACCCAAGAGAGATCGAGGGCACCAACTACATGGTTGTAGACCCAGCAGGAGCGCGGAACTGGTTCATGCTTTGGGCAAGAGTGGACAAGAACGGGGTTATCTGGGTGTACAGAGAATGGCCAGACCAAAGCTACGGAGAGTGGGCGTTGCCGTGCGAGAAGCCAGATGGCAAACCAGGGCCGGCACAGAGAAGCTCCGCAGGCAGGGGAGTTGACGAGTATTCGCTGCTCATCCAGACACTGGAAACAGACGACAAGACACGCGAAGAGATCGTCGAACGCTACATTGACCCCAGAAGCGCAGGGACAGCAGCAATGACCAAGGAAGGCGGCGTAACGCTCCTCGATATGCTCTCAGACGCTCATGTGCCACTGTACTTCATTCCGGCAGCGTCAGCAAACGTGGATGAGCGCGTCCTCGTCATCAATGACCTCTTGTGCTACGACAGGGAGAAACCCCTAGAGGAAGGCGTGAACTTCCCAAGATTAATGATTCATGAGAGTTGCCAGAACCTCATTTACAGCATGAGAGAGTGGACTGGAGCAGACGGGCAAAAAGGTGCTAGCAAAGACCCTATTGACGCACTAGGATATTTGGTAATGATGAGTCCGCAACATCAGGGAGCAGCAGACGAGTTCATAAAGGCGGGACAAAAATTTGCAGGAGCGTACTAATGACTTACGACAAAGACCCACTAGCGATTGCAGGATCAACTCCAGATATTGGAGACCTGCTGGACGAGTACAACCGCTCCATGGTGAACTCCAGCCAAGGCAACTTGGCAACCAAGTTTGATAACATCCGCTTTTGCAGATGGAACGGGCAAACGGACGATGGCAAGAAATGGAGCAAGTGGCGCGAAGAAGGCAGTCCAGCGTGGCCCTTTGAAGGAGCGTCCGACGTAAGATTGCGTCTTGTTGACAGCACCTGCAACGAACTCTCAGCCCTCCTTGTCACAGCTTACCAGAGAGCCGACATCAACACCCAGGCAGCTAACCTGCAAGACCTCACGCTTTCCACTATTGCCAGCAACCTGATGCACTGGGTCAGGGACAACAAGATGGCGAACGAACTCCGCAAAGAAGCGGAACTGGGAGCGCAGTACGCCCTGCAATATGGGTGGACAGCATTCTATGTGGGTTGGGAGCAGCACATCAGTAAGCGGCAACAGCCAATCACCATGGAACAGGTGATGATGCTAGCGCAGCAAGCAGGTAGCGAACAACTCGCACAGCTTCCTATGCTGATTGTGGAACAGCCAGATGTGGCAGCTTCCATCATTCAAGCGGCCCTTGGCAACGACCTCTCTGAGTGCAAGAAGATGGTCAAGGAGCTGGCAGCAACAGGAGCAACAAGCTACGATGAAGAGTACGTCTCCCGCAACCTGCCGCTTGTTCAAGCCTTGAAGCCATGGGACGAGATCATTTTCCCGCCCGAAACCGCAGACTTGCAGCGTAGCAGGGTTATTTTCCGCAGAACATGGATGTCTGAAGTCGAGTTGCGTGAAAAAATCACCACAGAGAACTGGGATCCAGACTGGGTTGAGAGGGCTTTGCAACAGATTGGCAAAAGCAGCACGCTCTACAACATCAACCTGCTCCCCACAACGACCATGCTGGTCTACAATGGGGTCAACTACAACAACATGGTTGAGGTGGTGTATGCGTACCAGAAGAGCCTGGATGGCAATGCTCCCTGCATTTACTACACTGTTTTCTGCCCTCAAGCAGCCAGCAACAGGCGTGAAGACGACGCAAGCTGGGCAATCTACGAGAAACTCGACTACGCGCACGGGGAATATCCCTTTGTAGAGTTCCGAAGGGAGCAATTACGCAGAGCGATTGCAGATTCTCGCGGTATTCCTGAGTTGGCAATGACCGACCAGGACGAAATCAAGGCGCAGCATGATTCAATCCGCGATTACACGGCTTTTGCCACGCTGCCCCCAATTAAGGTGGTCAAACGCATTGGAGCCATCAACAAAGTAGGCCCAGGAGTGCAGCTTCCAGTGACGCAGAGGGACGATTACACTTGGATGGAGCCTCCGGCAAGAGAGCCAAGCACAGCGTTCAACCTCATTAAGTCAGTGGAGATGCGCCATGCAGCGTACTTTGGGGTATCGCACGAACTGGTCAACCCAGTCCGCACGCAAACCTTGCAGCAGTTGCTCGTCAACAACTGGCTCATGAGCTGGAGAGGCGTGTTCCGCCAAGTTTTCGCTCTGTGCGCTCAGTACTTGTCACCGCAAGAGATCGCCGCTGTTACTGGAGGCTTCCAGATTCCGCAGAACCTGTCCGCTATCCACAACGAGTTCGACATCAACGTGCGATTCGACGTGAAGGACATGAATCCTGACTTCATCGACAAGAAAATCCAGTTCCTTCAGACCATTAGCCAGATGGACGCTGGCGGAGCAATCGACAAGAACGCTCTTACTCGCATGATGATTCAAGCTGTGGCCCCAGAAGTGGCAAACCAACTAATCGTGAACCAAGCCCAGGCAAGTCAGCAGATGTACAAGGATGTGCAGAGCGACATTGCCAACATGCTTTTGGGCAACGAGGCAATTTACACAGAGAACGATCCGGCAGCACAGACCAAGATGCAATTTGTGCAGGACATCATGTCGAAGAACCCGAAAGCGCAAGCCGCATTACAGCAGGACGAGAACTTCAAGGCTCTATTCGACAACTATGTGAAGAACATCCAGATGAGCCTCATGCAACAGCAGAACGCTCAGATTGGTCGCATGGGGGTAAACCAAGTCAATGGATAGTATGACAGAAGAACAGGCTCTAGCATTCAGCTTCACTGGCGAGAACAAGCTATGGGATAACATCTTAGCTGTTGCAGACTCGTACATTGAGAGAGAAGTGATGTACGCCATCGACAAGAATACCCTGGGAGAAGCCAGAACACACGCTGCTGGAAGGGCAGACGGGGCTAATGGACTCAAGGAAACTTTGTTATGGTTTAGAGAAGAAGCCCTTAAAAAAAGAGGGTTGACAGATAAAGATTTGACCGCATAGTGCAGTCACTGCCTCCTAGTCTGGGCATAACAAAACAGGCTTGATTAATGATAGCGGTTCTTGCACCGCAATAAAACAGCATGGAATCAAATGAAACACAGCCTGCGTCGCAGTCGCAGGAGGCAGACAATTCTGCGAACAATGTCGGTTTACTCGATGAGCATTCGCTGAGTGCAATGATCAAAGAGACGTTCCTTTCCGACGAGGGACAAGTGAAGACTCCCACTCAAGAGGAGCACTCCCGCTAAAGAGGAGCAAACGGCAGAGGAAGATGAAGAGCCACAATCCGAAGAGGATCAGGCTGAAGAATCTGAATCTGAAACGCAGGAGGAGACGGAAGAAGAATCCGAAGAATCCAGCGGCGATGTGTCCAAGGGCGTTCAAAAGCGTATCAACAAGCTTGTTGCCGCCAAGAAAGCTGCCCTTGCAGAAATCGAAGCGTACAAGGAGAAAGTCAGAGAACTTGAAGGCAAGGTCACTGAAACTCCAGCCCAGGTTGCACGGCAGGAAAACGTCTCTGAAGCTGTTGCCAAGCTCAACTCTGTTGAAGCAGTGGACGCAGAATGGAGAAAGGCTACCGAAGTGCTGCTATGGTGCGAGGAGAATCCTGATGGCGGGACGATTCTGATGCCCAACGGTGAAGAGACTGATGTGGATGATCAGCAGGTCAGGCAGATGAAGAGACTTGCGCTCAAGCGCAGGGAGATCGAGTTGCCTGCCCGTAGGCAGTACCTGATGGTAGAGCGCGAAGCAGAGGCTCAGACGGTGAAGGAGTTCCCATGGTGGAAAGATCCCTCTACGAAAGAGTATCAAACAGCGCAGCAGGTGCTCCGTGACTTCCCTGAGATCAAAGCCAAGAGGGCAGACTACAAACACATTGCGGGAATTGTCGTACTGGGACTCCAAGCATACCAAAACATGCAGGGGAAACAGCAACCGACAGCACCCAAGCCCATCAAACGCGCACCAAGCCAACCAGCAGTCAAGGCATCGCCTGCGACCAAGGATAACGGCAAGAAAGCATTTGAGAGCTTCGCTAGAAACAACTCGGACTCAAAACTTTTCTCTGACCTGCTCAAAGCCAAAGGTTTCGTAGACTAGTTCAAACATATGCCAATCCTAACAGAACCCCAATTATCCGGTCGCGGTAAACGCGAAGACCTCATGGACATGATTGCGCTCGTTGACGCACGGGACACCCCGTTCACGTCGATGGCACGCAAAGGCTCCAAGCCTGGAAACATGTACTTCCGCTGGCAAGCAGACTCCAACCCTGGCCCGACCATCGGTGGTATCGTTGACGGCACGGATGTCAGTGCGTACAGCAACTACGTTGTTGGCTACCGCAAAGAACTCGCGAACTACGCGCAGATCTTCCGCCAAACCGTTCGTGTGTCCAAGCTCACGCAGGACATTGCAGACGTTGCTGGAATCCGCGACGAGTTGAGCGACAACATTGCCAAGGCAATCGTGGCCCTCAAGCGTTCCATGGAAGCGACGTTCACGTCCGACCAGCTTGGTCAGGCAGACAACGGCTCTGTTCCTTACCTCACTGCTGGTATCCAAGCATGGATCGGCGGCGACAACATCGGCACTGGGCTGAATATCGGCTCTGGCACGACTTCGCCTTCGTTCATCACACCTGCCAACTCGATTGTGTCTGGAGCGAATGCATCCGCATTGACCGACGCAACCGTGCAAGGCTTGCTCAAGTCCATCTACGACGTGACGGGGAACTACAAGTCCTTCGACGCAATCGTTGGGACTGACCTCAAGCGTGCGTTCACCGCATTGCTTGGCACGACGGCACTGACGACCACCAGCACCTCTGGTGTAACTGGCGCAGGCGCAACGAAGGTTCAAACCTTCCAGCGTGATGCCGCTGCTGATGCGTTCATCCAGAGCGTGGACGTGTTCCAAGGCGACTTCGGGACGGTGCGCTTGCACCCAACGACGTTCATGGGGACGGTGACCAGTTCGGGGGCAAACACCACGACCTACACCGCTCGCACGGCATACGGCTTGGTGCTCGACATGAGCCTCATCGAAGTCCGCTACGGTGGAAACGTCGCCAATGTCACGGCATTGCCTGACTACGGTGGAGGCCCCGCTCGCCTCATTGAGGCAGTTGCAGGTCTTGTTGTTGGGAACCCACAGGGTCTCGGCAAGTTCACCTACGCTGCTGCCTAAGCGATTAAGGCGCGACACCTGCCTCTTGCGCTTGCAAGATGCCCCAAGTGGTGCGACACCTCGGAGAGACGAGGACACTTTTATGATATACATCCCAGAAGAACTCCACCAAGCCGCGCAGAACGTGATGGATGCCAAGTGGCAGCAATCCCGTATCGACGCACAGAGAGCGGCGAAAGAACTCGCCAAGCTCAACAAGGAAGACCACAAATCCATCGAAGGAGTTGGCCAACTTACCGCTCGCATTCCAGGAGTCGCATTCCACTTTTGGGGGCAGAAACTCGGATACGATTGCTGGAAAGACAAAGGCTTTTTGGATGAGTTTTTGCGCGACAATCCCGAATGCAAAGTCAATAGTAAGGGCACGAAGTTGCAAGTTGGCTTTGGAAGCTAGGTATGAAAACAGTCCCGTATAGCGACATTTTGAACGCAACGCTGCAACTCGCTGGGGTTGACAGGGTAAGCCTTAGCAACAAGACGTTCAACACGTTTCGGGACTTCTTCTCCAAGCGGATTGCTGAAGCATGGAACAGAGAACGCTGGCCTGACTTCATCCAATACATCACCCGATTCCCTGGGCTTCAGATGTACTCGCTGGATTATGTTCCAGCAACAGGGACACTGACCCTGCGCTTCTCAAGCGACGAGAGCAGTCCATATTACGAGGACACCACGTTCACAAGCTTCAGCGTTGGCGGATCCGCCACAATCCAGATTCCGAAAGGCGTTCTTACACTCAGCCCGACCGACGCAGACCTCAATGTCACCTGCACCATCATAGCAGGCCCGACGACAGTCACATCAAACGGGATGTCATGCGTCCAAGTGGTTGTCCAGAACGACACGCTCACCAATAGCGCAACGACAGCAACGGAAAGCGTTGTCATCACAAGTTCGGCATTCCAGAAATATCCGTACAACAACTACATCGGCTCTTGCTTGCACACCAAGAATGGCCCTGATGGAGCGCAGATACTTCCAATCAACCGGATCAAACTGCCAGAGAACGCTGACACTGTTCACGGAGTCTACAGCCGCGATCCACGCACAACGACCCGCACGCAAGAAGTAGCGTTCTTAATCGAGGACAGCGGCGTGTCGTCTGGTTATGTGGCAGCATCCGAACAGAAGTTTATCATCACCCAGAACACGGATAGCGTGTGCATCGAGTACTCCATCGAGAATCCAGTTGTATGGGGAGACGTGTATAGCTCCACCACGCTGTATCAACCTGGAGCACAATTCTTCTACTTCCGCTTCCACCAACCATCCATTGACCAGTTGAATCCTCCCAACGACCGTCAGATGAAGGGGGACTTTTACTCGCCAATCACGTCCACAAACAGCGGAGAATCACCGTTCACAAACCCGCAGAACTACAAGGTCATTGCTATTCCAGACCTCTTCAAGGACTTTCTCATCAACGCCATGCACTCCGATTGGCTCAAGTCAGAAGGACAGTTTGAAGTGGCGATGGCAGCGGAGCAACTTGCGGAAAAGGGATTGCAGGATGCAATCGACAAAGTCCTTCGCCAAGAAGGACAAGTGCAGCGGATGAACATGCAGTACACCTACTAGGTTATGCCAGACGTAAAGATTTCAGCACTGCCAGCAGCAACAGGACTCTCGGACGCAGACGTGTTCGTTGTCAACCAAGGCTCTCCCACTGCAATCACGAAGAAAGTCACTTACGACCTGATGATGCCAACAGTTGGCACCAATACTGGACAGTTCGGCACAGACTCCCAGGTTGCACAGGTGACAGTGGACTCAAAGGGACGTGTAACGGCAGCAGCAAACGTGGCAATCAATGCCAGCAACATCTCCGCTGGAACATTGCCAGTAGCTAGAGGCGGAACTGGAGCAGCGACCTTCACGGCAGGAACATATCTCAAGGGCAACGGCACAGGCGCAGTCCAAGCTCAAGTTGGAGTTCCGCCAACAGACTTGTCAGCTACGGTTCCGGTGTCAAAGGGAGGCACAGGTGCGACAACACTCACAGCAGGGCAGTATGTAAAGGGAAACGGAACTAGCGCACTATCAACGAGCGCAACGATTCCAGTTGCCGATATCACCGGAACGCTCCCAGTAACCAATGGAGGCACAGGGGCAGCAACGCTTGCAGCAGGCTATATCAAAGGCAATGGCACAAGCGCACTAACATCGCAAACTGGAGTTCCGGCAACCGATCTGACAGGCACCATTGCGGCGACAAACATGCCAGCACTCTCTGGCGATGTCACCTCCACAGCAGGTTCAACAGCAACGACGCTTGCAAGCACAGGGGTCACGGCAGCGACATACGGATCAGCATCACAAGTAGCGCAGGTTACGCTCGACGAGAAAGGCAGGGCAACGACAGCAAGCAACGTCACCATCACTCCAGCAGCGATTGGAGCAGTCGCAAAGACTGGGGACACGATGACTGGCTTGCTTACCGTAAGCGGTTCTGCATCCAACCCTGGAACAAAAATCACTTCTGTTTCTGGCGTTTGCGGAGATTTCTATCCATTGTCACCTGGAGCAACAGCAACGCCGCTTGTTGAACTCAAGCAAACTGGAGTAAACTCTGGAGCATTTGGCGTTGGCCCAGCATTGCAAGTTCTTGGCAATACAACTCTAAAGAAGACGGCTTCGGACACGTTTGCGCTTACAACCACAGACCCAATCTCTGTTGGATCAATTACCGGAGCATCGTCTATTACGTTTTCAGACTCAACACAGCAAACAACAGCATACAGACCAATTTACGGAGGTCTTTCAGTTGCAAGTCAATCATTTGGATCAAATACATTTACAAATATAGTTGTAACTGTAACAGGTGCCTTACTTGGAAACTTTGTTGACATATCGTTTTCGGCATCCATTCAAGATTTGTTTGTTCAAGCATTTGTATCTGCTGCAAATCAGGTAACTGTAAAGGTGTCAAACTTTACAGGAAGTGCAATCGTACTTCCTTCGGGAACTTGGTTGGCTAGAATCATAAGATAATGGGAAAGATCACAAAGTTCATT